TTGTTCGAGAGAGACTGAATATTTTCTGCTACTTCAAAATATTTCTTTATACTCATATGCTAATTATTCTTCAACTCTAAATTTAAACGCTTGAGGTTGCTCCTGCCAAGATCCTATGCTGTCGTTATAATAGGATAATCTAATCTCATACATGTAGTCTGCCTCCAGCAAACTCATATTTAAATCAAAGTAGTTTCCCTCCTTGTCGTAAGATAAGTAAGTACTCTTTTCTGAACCCGTGCCGTAAGGAACGGCATCATAGTTATCAATTATGCGACGAATATTAAATGACGCGCTAGGAATAATATCCGTAGGGTTATTTGCAGTCGCAACGGTATAAACATTCGGGCTCCAATTCCTGTCACGAACAAAAAACCTAAAACGCGCAGTGTCTTGCGGGGAGTATTTCTTTTTTAAGTTTTTACATGAAGTGATACGATTAAAAGTCGGCGCAGAATCATAAGTTGGAATTAACTCAGGATAGATTGAGCCGGTGAAGAACTCAACGCCGCCGCTGTGCCATACATCATGCACGGCCAAAAGACGGGTGGAGGCAGCTGTGAGAGCTAGTTGAACGGTGTACAGACCAGCACTTGAGTAGCTAGCTGTGGCATTTAGATGATCGGCTGTAACAACACCGCCGCCGACGGGGAGCTTAAGTTTTGAGCCAGAAGGAACACCATTAACCGAGCTAGAATAGAAAGATACGAGCAGGTCGTTGGTTCCAACTGCGGGGATATTCACGAGCCGTCCGCGAATCAAGTTATATAAATGAAGCTTATTAAGATTATCTGCAGCTGGTGCCAAGGAACTAGAATAATAAAAGTTTTCGCGATCATCTTCAATCCGAGAATCCCAGCGCGCTTCAATCACGGGGCGCTGGAAGAAGAACTCAGTGGAACGAGAAAAGAATTTTTTAGTGTAGTATGACTGCTTAGCCCCAACTGTATTTTGAATAACGCTTCCGCTATCGGTACCGAGGGAACTAGAGAAGTAGGCTTCTTGGCTAGCTGTTAAGTGAATACCAAATCCATAATTATTGAACTCATTGGATGCTGCGATCCATCGCTCCATTATCTCTGAGACATTCACCTCTAGATTTTCATATCCTTTGGGGAAGGAGACATTATAATTGGAGGCAGTAAGATAATCTCCTCCTTGGGAGGTCCAATCACCAGCCAAAGTGGGTTTCCCCCAGTTCGCCTGTCCTAGGTCTTGGTATTCGTCCATGTCTAAGCCAGTTCCTTCATTCCAGGACTGAGAAACAGGTGCAACTATTAAATTAAAGTCCTGAGGCAGCGTGAACGGGGTCCTCGCATTATACATCTTAAGATAAAACTCAACGCTACCAGAGGCTGGGATTGTTCCCGCGGTACGGTTCGCGCTAATTACGCTTACCGGGAACTCAATTAAAATGCGTGACAGTTCTTGAGATTGTCCGTTAGACCCGGATTCTTGTCCATAAATAGAAAAAACCTCTAAAGCATCAGCATAGCCCATATTGGATCCGGAGCCCCGGGTAACCAGGTTGGCTTCGTAAGCATTTGTGATTGTAGTATCAGCGCTAGCTGTGTACCTTAATATAGCCATTATTGAATAGATCCTTTGATATCGACGTTGGGGAACTTAAGTTCAAAAATAATATTTTCTTTGGCAGCAATTCGGCGACCATCAGCTGATAGGTTCTTAGTGAAGCTATAATCAAGATTAGAGTAGGTCGCGCCAACTTTGCCCTTAATCTCAAGTCCCACGACGTCAATAACTCCCTTAACTTTCTGCAAAACTTTATAGAAATCGACCAGTTGTATGTTCTCCCCAATATCATACTGATTGTTTTGAAGCCAATTCCGCAGAGCAACGTTTGCCCTGTTGATAACATCAAAGCGGTTTGTGTTTAGATCAATAGCCACACGATAGTCAATACCAAAGTTAACAATAGATGCGTCGAGGATATCGACCGTATCATTGATTATTTTATACTGTAGAAGCCATGTTTTTAAATTGTTTTTAAGAGTCTGGTTCGGGGTCACAAGCTTATCGCTGCTATCTGAAGAGATCACATAAATATTCAAGTTGCGCTTAAGCTCGTCAAAGTCTCGTGCGACTGCGACTCTTTTGATAGAACCAAACTTAGCTGGCATGCCGTAACATATCGCCTGATAGTCCTGTACCGTGACGGCTCGATTTTGAGCGGCATAAAAGCCGAAGACTCGCTGTTTAATCTCTTCTGATGAGGGGAGTGAAATATCCCCCACGAAGGCTTCATCATTAGTTACTTCTATAGACGACATAACGGTACTACGAGTTCTGGGCGCCAGAGATCCCTGTGATGTGAATCTAAAGGACGGTCTATCTACATTTATTATTGTTCCGACCCCAGAGTTTACATCGTTAATATTATTTACGCGGTAACCTATGCGCAGCGTAGTATTAGCTGGTGCGATTCCAAATTTATCAGTACTAATAAGCTTTGTGGGGTCAAAGTCGACATCAGTTACATAGGTTCTACCATGAAGGTCTAATACTAGGTTAGTCGGGTCGACTACCGAGTCAGAAAGTAATTCAGAGTCGGAACCATAACCAAACTGAAGGAATGCTGTGTCTGCTTTGTACTCCACCGTAAAGCGGCGAGATACCGGAACGGCTTTCATGATGCTCGCGACCGTTCCGTTAGTCGAAGTATTAGGATTCTTAACAGCCTTATAGATAACGTTCTGCGACAGATTGTCCACTTCGTAGTACTCGTGACCTTCAAGATCGGTTACCGAAATTACCTCTGCTACGTTTTTAGTGGCCAAGTTAACGGTTAAGAATCTCTCAAAATTCCCAACATCCACCTCTCTAAAACTTACTTGTCCAGAACATGCTCGACCTTGTGCTCTAACGACGTAATTCGTAACATTGTCCGTCGTGTTGTCGACATTTGCCACCACCACTTGATTGGTCGGACGAGCAAAATCTATATCTTCTAATAACGTATAAGTTCCGCCGCCTGTCGATGACATAACGCTACCAGCTTCCAAAGTGGGGGCATATGCCAAATCAGGTCCGACACCAGTTCCGCCGCTAGGGATCTGGATGTAGAAAGTTAGGACGCCAAACGAGGATGGACTCGGATTTAACTTAAAGCCCATCTGTCGGGCTAGTCGGATTACGTTATCATATTCGACCGCGGTTTCTAAAAAGCTTTCGTTGGCTTGATAATCCAGGTAGAATGAGAGAACATCGCCCACGTATGAGACAGTATCCAGCATGAGAGAACCAAAAGATGCCCGATTAAAATCCTTGTAAGTATCTGGATAGTATCTTTTGGCGTAGTTTTCTAGATCTTTCCGAATTGAGTCGAAGTCTCGGCTAGTATAATCAATGGGCTGCAGTTTTTTGGGCATAATGGTTCTCTGTTAATTAGTTGTTTATGTTAATTTCGAGCAGGGTCTTCTCCTGAATCGGTGTGATTGTAAAAAAGATAGCAACCGACATGGTGTTGGGGAAGAGGTCGGGATTGTTTTCTGGCACTCGAAATATAATATTATCTAATGAAATATAGGGAAGGTAGATGGAAACTTGTTGAGCTATGTTGCCCTTAATTTCTGAATACGTATCCGGTGTATTGTTTTCGAACAAATATTTTCGCAGCCCGACACCAAACTCCGGGTACATGATCCTCTCACCAGGAATAGTGAGTATCAACATCTTTAAATTTTGTTGGGCTAACTCCTGAAATGTTGTGTTAAGGTCATAAGGACCAAAAACATCACTAACCGAGAGAGGTAGCGCTACTGATAATCCAGATCCTTTCATGGCGTTGTCTCCTCAATAGCAATTTCAGCCTCCTCACAGTCAGTCGGCTCTGTGCTATCACTGGCATTGACTCCCCCCGATCCAAACGGAGAGTTAATGTCAAGGTTAATATCTACATCTGACTGTGCGTCCCAATTAATTAGTTGCAACAGAAGATAAAGATATCCTAAAGGTGTCGGTGGAATCATATATATCCCCATGCCGGTTCCTAAAAAGTCAACACCATCTATACTAATACGTGGAAATAGGTTAAGCGGCTGAGGGTCAATGATCGGGAACCCGGGAGGGTTTTGTAGCAGATGGTTTACCACACAGAGAATGGCTACGAAAAGGTCGCCCGCGTCGGCGCCGGGGGCAAATGGTGCGGGAGGGATATCCGGATCCAACGCTAGAGCCTCCTGGTACGCCGGATCATCTTCGCTGAGAAGGTCCTTTTGTGCTAGAACTGCGCTAATTGCGTTAAAGGCAGCTCCGGTTCCCGTTTTAATCATTTTTGTAGTCGAAACGTGGGGATCTATAATCTCTAGTATTCCCTTTAATATGTCAATAGGAGTTTTAATAAGCATCTTCAAAATAAAGTCGCGAGCCATGCTCTCGGGATCAATCGTGCTCATCGAAACGCTGCTATTTAAGGCATGATTGGAGGCAGCAGTGCGCCCGAGGCGCGGCGTTCCGTCATATCTATCGTCTCCTCGCAAGATCGTTTCCATCATACTTAGAACTCGATCCTTAGTTGATGCCATGGTGGTCTCAATTGCAGGAAAGTAATGATCAGTTAAATAAAAGTTTTGTATTATCGGGACGATTCCAACGATTTCTTTATTAAAAACTGTCGAAAAATATTGCTGGTATTTAGGATCGGCAATAATATGGGCCATCTCCTCCGGGGCTAAGCTCGACGGCACAAAAGGGACGGGCTTGAGCGCGGAAGAGAAACTCTCCACCTTATACTTTTTTACAACTCGATTGCGAATCGCAGTTTTCTCGGGAACATTAAGGGCTCCGTGGGCAGCGCCATTTTCATCAAGAGCGGCTTCGGCTTGAGCCCACAGGGCTGCGACTTCTGGTCCAAAGTCAAAATCTTCCACATCAAATAATTTAATAATATTTCTCTTGTCTTGCTTCAAGGTGTTGCTTCCTTGATAGAGTGCAGCGCCACCATCGCCGCCGAGCTTATCTACATACATCCAAAATGAGTATTGTATTTTAGTTCGGTTCCAAAATTCAAGGAAAGGAAAATCGGTGCTGTTTTTAGCGCGGGTTCCAATCACATTTTTAGTAATCAAAATTCGTGACCGGTCATTAAGGATCTCTTCAATTTTTTCCAAAGCAGCATCTCGCTTCTGCCAACTCCACCGAGCTTCTTGAGGAACAGGGCGGGGATGTACGGGACTGGGCTCATCTTCGTCCGAGAAGGGGATGTCGTCGCGGCAGTCGGGGTGCAGTGCGTGAATAACATTGTCGCAATCAACATCGCTGTCGCCACTGGGAGCACCTGGGCTGGAGGATCTTTCTTGTTTTCCGCGCGAAACTAGGTCGACGTCTTTTTTAAGTGCACCAATAGAAGCTTTACTATCTGCTGGGGATATTCCTTGTAGTACGGGCATCGAAGATAGAAAGATTTGATCCTGGGTGAGTTGATTCTGTGTGGGGAGGGCTTTTATTATAGCATTTGAGACCGGTCCGGGATCGGTAGTCGTTCCCATGGAAGCTTGAATCCTTATAATTGCTAGATAATCGATAATGTCCTCGAACGTCGCTGTGGTCGCCTTTGACAGGGCTACCTGCGGTCCGGCTTCGGCTCGAAGAAAGCGGGTTCCCAGAGGAAAAACAACATTCCCCTCATTATCCAGTATACCGCCTTGGCTAACCGTGATAGGTCGTATCATCTTTTTATTAAACAGGTCGATCAAGGAGTTCTTTATTTCTACAATGGCGCCTATTTCTCCAATTCCCTCAAAGTAACGGGTCAGAGAGCCGAGAATCTCATCTCGCATGTAAGAAACAATAAAGTCGTTAGCGAATACTTCGTTCAGCTGTACTGCAGAAAAAAGGAATATATTTTTGATCACAAATTCTGCTACGTGAACCTGAACCAAAAGAAGATACATAGCATATTTCATAACACTGCGCATGCGTGTACGGGGAGGAACTGTCGCATCTGTACAAGCTTGTTGCATATATTCTTGCTGAACTTCGTTGAAAATGCCCTCGACATCAAGTAGGTCGGCTGACGTTCCCGGTAGGCAATTTGAATTATCGTGGAAAAAGTTTAGTTGCTGGAGGGCGGCGGCAGTAAAAACCCCATTCTCTACATAATATTCAAATACCTGATCTGTTAAAAGACCATAAGCGTAAGGAAAGAACCGGGACTCGGCAACATAGGCATCAACCCAAGTAGTGCCGGTCGTGTCCTTCGACTGTAAAACGGAGTCAATAAACTCATCCAAATTTAAATGTAAATTTGCGCCGGCTAGGGCTTTGGTCGTTTCTTCTGCCATGGCGTCTTCTAATTGTTCTTCGACGTCGGACTCAAGAAGATCACTTAAGCTAAAGTAAAGAGGGGTCGGCTGATTAGTATTCTCGTAACGAGGATATCTTAATACGATGCGCTGCTGCGGACTGGCTGTGGCAAACTTAGGAAAACTAAACTGTATTTTAAACACCGCGTCGTCGCGACTGAAATTTGTATAATAAGAATATAGATGATTAGGGATCTGAAAAGTCCTTGAGGAGGACTGGCCGCGGCTTGCTTTACTAATATCAATATAATTTGAGAAGCGCCTAAAGAATTCTTGATTAAACTCATATGTTGTAATCATGGGTGTGTTTGGCGGTAGTGCCGCGGCAGTCTGCAGCTTGGTCGCGATGCCTTCGAAAGCCCCCTGAACCTCAGGGTCTCTTAAAACATCTATGATCCCGTTGACAGCGTTTCCGACATCCCGAATCTCGGGATTTAAAAGACCGGGGGTATCAAGTAAACACATTTCTATCGCATCTCGGATTGGTCCTGTAGCATCAGCAATGTCATTAAACGTGTTTTTGATGGCATCGAGGGCTTCGCTGTCGGGATTGCGCGCCCATTCCTCAGGGGTTGGAGAGTCCGCTCCGAAGCTGGCGGCTGCCTGCTCATAGGGGCTCAGTGGTCCTGGACCTCCTAGCGTGGCCTCCAATAAAACATTCTTTATAGCGTCGGTTGACGAGATAAACTGCATCTCCACAAATTCAATAAGATCGCTAAGAGTTTCTGGAACAAGTCTTGTGATAACAGGATCATTAATAAAGTTTTCGGCATCCGGACAATCAAAATTATAGATGGGAGGAGCGTCATCGAAGCCATTCTCGATAAGATCGAGTAACTCTTCAATATTGTTTTGTTCTTCAAGCGACAACTGGGCTAGGTCGTCTTCTGTGAGACAGATGTTATTTTGGTTTAGATAAATTAAATCATTAATAATCTCGTTGCAAAGCTCACTTACGTCTGCCATGGTAGAAAGTATACTCCAGAAATCGGCTACCTGGGAGAGGTCAGATAGATTGGCAGATATGCAGGGAGTCGGGTACGTTTCGTTAAACTCAGCTATACGTGTAAGGAGACCCTCGGGGAGTGCCAAATCCGACTGCATCAACAAACAAATATCTATTGACGACAGTATCCCGGAAACATCATTTAGATAGGTAAGGATCTCCTCTCCGGAACAGCCAGTCAAATCAATAAGGTTGCCGAAGGGGCTATTTTCATCATTGCCGAAGCCAAATGGAGAGTTAGAGTTAGGTCCGACGATAGTGGGACCAAGCAAGTTTGGGATGTCAACAGAACCAAAATCTTCCGCGCGTGGGTTGCGAATGGTACAAGCTTCCTTTAAAAGCTGGGTTAACTGCTGAATGAGAGTTATAAGAGCTTCAGAAATCGAACTAAGGATTGAATCGAGCACTACTTTCCAGAGATCACCCTTGATCGAGAAAATCTTAAGTAGCGGCATCTCCAAGTCAAAAGCAAATCGTGTATTGTTTTCCTCTGTCGACCTGTATGGCTCGTTAAGTTCATCTTGTAAAACATCGCCGATGGCGTTGGTGATGCGTTGTATTTCAAAGTTTAAACCAAAGGTCAAACAAATCATGGCTTCTCTGGCTAGTGCCTTTAGTCCAAACTGCTGCATGATCTTATCCGCGGCTGAGCCGTCTTCGAACACGGCTAACGGTCCAAATTCCAACGCCTTTCCGATGGTGTCAGTTACATCTACTCCGGTTTGAAGTTTTTGTTTTTTCTCTTGTTGATATACTTTCTCAAATAATTCAGGATTTTGTTCAACAGAATGCCGTAATGCTGCCAGCTCATCATCAGTAAGGGCTTTAATTCCTTGCTGAAGGTCTTGATCATCGGTGGGGTCTAGGTATTTAAGACGAATTGCTTCTTGAATAAGAGCATCGCTGTCGGTATTGGGATCATTTTCAGTGGGAAACGTGAACATCTCTCCAGCGGCTTCGTCACGAGGGGCTTGCAGCGCCATATCTGACATAAAATTAAGCATTCCCATGGGGCGCCCTGTTGCTGCAGCGTTTCTTTCCTGTTCAAGGATATCATCCACTCTTCGCAGGATTTTTAAAGTCATCTGGTCGCTGAATATTTTTTTATACTTCATCAGTGAGAAATATCCCACCTTAACAAATTCAACTCCCGGGGTGGAGTCGGCTGCCACATATGTCATAGCGGTGATAGCTATCCTTGTGGTAGTATTAGTAAACACATTTAAGGGATCAGGAGGAGGAGGGTTGTCCGGGGCATCTGTTTTGTTAGAGAAGTATAAAGTAAGAACATCTCCCTCCGTATAGCTAGTCTGATGTTGTCCGCCCTGCTGTACTCCCTTTAGATCTTTGGCTAGTCCTTTTACAATTAGAGCCAGGATCTTCGTAATAGATGTAGAAAGAAACCCAAAATCTACTCCCGACACGTTAACGGCGCCGCCATAGTTTTGTTTTTGTTCCTCAAACTTATTCATGAGGGCGCCCATACTATGGGCCGTCGTACCAAGCGAACTTAGTGCTATCTCTGTAACCCCGTTGAGGTCCTGGCTGATATTGTTCTCCTGATTAAAGAACAAGAGATTATCTTCGAAATCGGGTAGTGCTGCAGACATTGCTACCCGGAATTCTCGCATGGACATTTCAGCCTCTAATTTAAACAGAACAAATTGTTTAGTATTTGAGGGGGGTCTCAACGCGTAGCCGGGGTTCTCAATACTGATGACACCCTTGAGCGTTTCTCGCAGATCATTGTAGACAGTTTGATCGCCATCGAAGTCAGGATCGCGCATATTGCGGTAGAACTCTGGAAAGTAATAAGTAATGTACTTATTTACCGCTTTTTCTATCTTTTGCTCCGGAGTTGTAATATCCTTATTCAGGCGCAGCCGCAGCCATGAGATATTCCCCTCTTCGAAGGGAATCTTAATAGGTTCATCATAAAAAGTTTTATTTAGATTTACTTGTGCAGGCATAATTTAATTAGTGTTGTTGTATCTACTCAATATATATTGGCTTTTGCCATCCTTTTCAGCGGCAGCGCCGCCCGGAGTCCGTAAGTGATTAGTGTCCACATTGTTTAAGGTTTGCATGTGGCTGTTTAATTGCAACTGAACATTCGTGACTGTGTCAATTAAGGACTCAATACCATCTGGAAAGATCCCTTCAAAATCTGGTGCCGTGGAGTACCCAAAGAACGGAGAGCGGTGAGTGTGTTTGATGACTGCCTTCATGAACATTCGGTTATACTCTAAATAGTTATCAAGGAGGGTACTAAGATCATGAACATTTTTAATAATTTGTTGGAGGCACGATACCAAGGAGTCGCCTTTTACGAGCGGTTGAAGATCTTTATCGTCGTTCAGGGCTATTAAATCAATACCATAGTTCCCTACAAAAGCGTCTCCCAGGTTCGCGCCTTGGGAATTTTGGCTGTCGGTACGTGTGACCAGCTTAATATTCTCTCTGGCTATAAACCGCAGGGTGTCTGCCTTCAAAGCCACTGTACTACGCGGCGAAGACTTACTAGTATTGCCCACGCTTCCCTCAACCAACCCAAAGTACCCATCGGGATCTGATTTCTGAGAGATATACACTCTTGACGCGTCTAGTTTAAAGTTGGGGTCTGAATTTATATTCTGTCCGCCGGCTGTTCGCTTTGCGGCACGGTATCCCATTCTGCCAGCAACTATATCAATGGCTGCACAATGGGTGTTCTTCCTGCCGCCGAAGCCTGAAAAAATATTGCTCGGGCGATCCAGTCCTAGAATTATTGACGAGTTGCCGTTGCGATAGACGGCATCCCCGGTCGATTGGATATATGAAGGGGTATCGAAGTTTTGTCGGTTATTCTGTCCGAACCCCAAATAGCGCGCCTTTTCAACTGGAGTTCTCTTGTCGAAACTCTCCCTTTCTGTGTCAGACATCAGGTTCAGATCTATGGCATCTGTTGCTTTTTTAAGGAATGATTGAATGCTTATCTTCATTTGTTATTTCTCCGTTTATACCGTCAGGGGCTCTATCTCACCGGCTTCAA